CCTGCAGTTACAAAACTGCTAAGAAGGCATTCTTCCGCTTCATTATTTCTTGGTGTCATTTTCTTTTTTTGTTGTTAGTCAAAAAAGGGGAGGAGGCATAACCCCCTCCCCAGAATTATTAAGCTGGATTCAGCTTAGAATGGCGCGTCGGTCGAGCTAGTGTCGCCAGAGATCTTGTTATCTTTCTTCTGGCTGACTTTGATACTCAGGTATTTACCCTGTTTATCGCTGACCTTGCTCCATGCCGCGATGCTATACTCAACCCCATCTACATTGAGAGGGCCAGTGAAGCAAGGATGCTTGTCCGTCTCTTTGTATTTGTTTTTGAATATTGCTCCGCTGTTGGTGTTATCGTATTGGTTTGACATAATTAAAACAGATCCTCTGTCTTTTTGTTATTAGTGGTGGGTTTGTTTGATGCTTTTCCATGATCATTGGTTGCGTCAGCATCCTTTGCGTCATCGATAGCAAAAAGTCCATTAAGTGCATACTTGCGAGCGTAAGAACTGGCACTGCCAGTAACCTGCGCTTGGTCCATGCCCTTCTTGGTTACGGCATGCTCAGCGTAACCGCTAGTATTTATTACATCCTCGGAGTCATTGTCAAGGAGTCTAGCTACGGCCTTTACGAAGACTCTTCCCTCCATAGCAACCAGCTCGTCTCCTATGACGATACTGCACTCTTGAATTACCAGTAAAGGCTTAAGGGCGGTAAGGATGTCTTCGCAGGATCGGTAGCTGTAATTACCGAAATTATTAGTCTGCCCCTTTGGGGCCTTCAAAGAGGATTGTATCCTCTGCAGTTTCTTACGTATATTTGTATTTACTTTAGTCATACTTGTTTTTAGTTATTTCTTTTCTATACAACTTGGATCTCTTATCTGAGTTGCTTGCATTCATGCTGACAACGTCTACACCGAGGTCAAGTAAAATTTTCAACTGTTCTTCATTTTTTTTCTGCTTGAACCTTTTCTGCAATTGAGTCGCTCCTATCGGGTGCAGTAGTCCAGCTCTGCTGAACTCAATCCAGTCAGCCATTCTTCTTAGGGCCTCGGGCAATGATACATCCGCGCTCCTAGATGTGTATCGCTTCCATGCGTTTTCAACCTTGCCAAGGAACGCATTGCTCTGCCTGTGCAGAACTCCGCGTATCTCTCCGCTTATATGGCAATGGTCAACGACATTGTCATTCATCTCCGCCTGAGTGATCGGGCACTTGTCGGGCCCGTTTTCTTTTCTCCACTCGGAGAGTCTGCTTTGAGTTATGTATTTCATAATGTGGTAGGGAAGACAGGACTCGAACCTGTGGCCCTCGGTTTAGAAAACCGATGCTCTATCCAGCTGAGCTACTTCCCCTTTCGTAAGTTAAGCTCATGCATTTTGCAATTTCATCTAGCTCCTGGTTAATTAATACCCTCTGCCTCTTGAGTCTTTTTATTCTGCAACTCAGCATTCTGTGGCTATGTATTAGCGACTGAGCATGGCGCTTTAGAGCGCGAACCTCCGACGAGGAAGATGGAACCTTGTGATTAAAAGCATTCCTGTGCTTTGATTCTTCCCTTTCCAACTTGCGCTTCTTTTCGTTCTTCTTTTGTGTTTTTGTTATCATAAGTCATAAAGATCCTTTTGTAATTCACCCTTGTCAATCCTGTTTTTTGTCTCGTAAAGGCACATGGCGTTCCAGATTACTGCTGACAGATGATCCTCTGCGCGGTCCCCCTCCATGAATTGCCACAGGTGCCTGTTGATGCTGTCAATGTATCTAGAGACGGGTATGCCCTTCTGCCAGTTGTTCCTGCCGTATTTTTCGGCTCCATCTTCAAAGCGCCTTGCAGTCGCCCTGAGTGCGCTAACTGGTATTAAGCTAGGTATGCCCTTGCCTCGCATGGCGTCCCTTACGGCTCCAGTGCTAAAGTTTGATTTGTCTCCTGAGTCTGGTATCTTCATATTTGTTCTACTGATATTATTTTTCCTCCTCCGCCTCGCTTGAAAACACAATTCCCCTGGGAGTCTGGTAGTTTTTTAAGGATTAGTTTAACTGCGTCGTTCTTTGTTCTGGCCCATTTAAGTGAAGACCCGACGTAACCTTCTGGCATATCAAATCTCATATACTTTATCAAGTATTCATTCACAGGCTGGGATAGTGTATAACAAATCCCCTTCCAGCATTCACGCATGCAACATTGAAGTCAATCCACTCCTCGGCTTCTTCGTGCGTCATTCCGTCATCCGTAAAAATGTCAATCATTTTTAAGTAGTCGTAGACGGCGTAACCGAATTGGTCCATGCCAGTGATGCACTTCTCGAGGCCGTGAAATATAATAGCTTCCTCGGCTAGGCCGAACAGATTCTCTTCTTCTTTTTCTGGATGATGATTTAGTCTATACATTTTGCTATGATTGTTTTGTTTTTTTCTTTTATCATAAGGGATCTTACTTTCTGCCAGTATGCTTTCGTTGATTCCTTCTTCCATCCATTCGGTCCGCCGTTGTGTATCCGAGCTATGTCCTGAGCCGTCACGGGTCTACCTATGCGACCTTCGGTCGCGTATCTTGAGGCGTAAGCAATAAATATATCTATGCTTGTTTCTCGGTCAAAGGCGTCTTCATGCACCCAGTCCTTACCCGCGTATTCTGAGGCGTCCTGGACGTAGGCTTTGTGAATTTGAAGGCAACCATAGGCTAAGCCATTGTCCCCTATTGCTAGATCATCTCCAGCACTTTCTACCTGTATTAAAATGAGTATAAGGCTTATTAGTGTCATTACATTCTTGTTCTCCAATATAGTTTACTGCAGAGCTTTGCGATTTCGACGCCCTCAAGAATCTGCTCTGCGCTCCAGACCTTGTGATAATGCTTCTTGGTGTCGCAATCAATACAAATTGATATGCACCCAGGTATGTATTCCATCTTTGCTCGCTTGGAAAGCATCCATGACTCAATCGCCAGCTGATACAGGTCCTTAGGGTAGAACTTACCCGTCCCCTTGCAGTTGGCTCTGCACTTGTAGTCCGCCAGGAACGCTTCACCAGAGGCATCCTTGCCTATGAAGTCAACGCTACCCACAATCTTAATTGTTCCTTCCCCGAGCATGTGCTCTACGGCCACTGGAGTTACATCATTATCAATATACCAATCTATGAAAGGACGAGCCCATCCGTCCCAGGGAGTCTTGTCTGCTGGAAGTCTAGCATCCATGTCCGCAAGGACGAAGTCCTCTATGCGCTTGTGCACAGCGGTCCCGAACTCGGATGAAGGTATCTGCTCTCCCGTCACTGGGCTCTCCCTGGTGCCGTAGGTCAAGTCCGCGATGCCCCGCCAGTGCATTCTAGGCATCTCCCTTGCTAACTCGGTGATCTTCATGGGCTTATAAATGCTGTCCAGGAAGGGGTCCTTGATGATACCTAGGACAGTTGTGACCGAGGGCCATGCCCCCTTTACTTTCTTTGCTTGAGCTGGAGTTGCTACGTCCTCTAGGAAGACGGGGTTACCTTTGTTGTATTTGTAGAAGTGCGACATATCTTATTTAGTTTTGTGTGTTGGATTTTAAGCAGATCTGATCTGCGAATCATTGAGATGAGGTCATCCCTGTTCCTTCTTGTGTAGCCTTTGTATAGGGCATCTGAGGCGGTTGCAACACTTTTATTCGTATCGCAAAGTTCCTCAGCTAAATCCTGCAAGTGCTTTCTTCGGACAATTAAATAGTGATCGATGCATTCAAAGGCTACAAAGTCCTGCTGTCCGTATAGCCACCCCTTGTCCCCTGTATTGTTTTTGAATTCCAGCCATATAATATCTTGGGACTTGTCCCCCGTCCTGCTCTTTCGCTTCATGGCTTTGACGTCTATGCTACCAGCAGAGCACACCCAGTCGATGTGCATGTATTGCTCTGGTAGGGTTGCGGGTCTAGCCCCTGGGTATCTCTCCTCCAGGAGGTCACCGAACGACGCCTCAGTCTCCTGTCCGTCAATCCAGGACTCCGCTCCTACCCAATCCTGGTAAGTCTGACCCTTCTGCCCTCGCATTAAAGTTCGTCCTCCTCCACGCAGTCCAGCACGTAATTAAATATGTATTGTATGTCATCGACATCAAGGTCTTCCTCTATAGGGAAGTTAAGGATCTCTCCCTTGATTATGTGACTCACCACCAAGTAGCAACAGGGAAAGTATTTATACGTTATCGATATCTTTCTAGCTATCATCTGCTCAATGCACTGCTTGACTGTGCGCTTGTGCATCTCCCTGCTAATTCTGGTTGTGTATACATCGCCAGTTGCCAACTGCGATACCATCTTTTCTTGAACGATGTCTCCCTGCACTACTGACACCATTGCGTCGGGTTCTAAAAGGTTAGCCCCCCCTCCTGGATATACGTGGGTTTTTTCCATGCCCAAAAAAAAGCACCTTAAGTATTGGTTGTCAATACCTAAGGCACTTGGTTTTTATATTGCTATTGTAGCTCTGATCCTGCGAGAATCATTAGTATAAGTAGAGTCAGTATAGCTACATTAATCAGGTCGCACAACAGCTTGCTAAGCATCAACGCCCTTCTGCAATCCTAGGTTCACGAATACCTTGTCCAACTCTAGCATGAATAGCCGTTGCCTTTCGAGGCTGTCGTCCATCGGCATGTCGTCTGGAGCGTGCCAGTCCGTCAGGAAGCCGTCGTCGGTGAAGTGCGTCAAAACGTCGTCATGCAGGATTGCAGTGTAGTAGCCGTCGCTCTGCGCTAAGTGCCTGATGGAGCCTTCCTCCTTCAGAAGTCGCTTGACCTCGTTGAAGTATGTGAAGGGCTCTTCGCCGAACAACTGATTAGCCATATCTTCTATCTCTGGGATTGTTTCCATTATCTCTGTTATATTTTTCATTGTTTCCTTTCTGTTATAGTTCTGCGGTGAAACTGCATTGACCTTCTTTCTTTATGCAGTCCCTGATCTGCCTGCCCATCAGCAGGTCGGCATACTCCGAGACTTCGTGATCGTTGACTGAATGCTTATCCAGCCACTCGCGATTGTAGAAGTCAGTGCCTTCAAAGCACTTCTCCACCTTATCGACGTCAATGGCATCTTCGATTCGCTTGATCTCCGCTTCGACTTCGGGCAACTCCTCCTCGTCGAAGTAGTATTCCAAGTAGTTCGGCGGTTCACCCTCGTAGCCGAACCTGTCGGCACAGTTGGAGTCCTGCACTGCGAACCAGAATTTACCTTCTATGTCTCCGTTGTAGTATCTACCCATTGGTTCCTCCTTCCATTGATTGCACCATAGGGAGAAGGCATTCCTCTACCGCTTGATCTACAGCATTAATGATGTATCCCCATGCGTCGTCGTCGTTATGAAAATAATCAACGACTTCATTCCATTGGTCATCGGTTGCACTTATCTTCATTCCCAGTCGGGCTGTAATAGTTTCGTCGAGTGTATCTCGGCTGAAAACTATGATGTGGTCTTTATGTGTATCGTTCATTTGTTCCTTTCTGTTTTTTTAATAGCGTCGCAGAATGCGTTGCTTAGGTGCTCGTCGGGCGATACGTATTCGTATGGCTCGGGCTTGGGTTCAAGGGCGTATCTGACCTCGGAGTGAATGCATCTGTAGATCGTGTCGTCCAGATTGCAGGGCACGTCGTCGTCGTCCCACTCGGGGAAGTGCATCTTGTATTTTTCCAAGATGTCGCGGACTTCGTCCATTACCATGTTGGTGATGTCGTCGATGCACTCTTCTTTATGTTCGCCTTCTGGCATCATATCTCTTCCTCCATTAGTTGTTCGCCTGCGAGGTCTCGTATTAGTCGCAGTTCCTCTTTTGTTAGCGGGATCAGTATTCCCTGCATGTCTTCCTCCTTGAGCCAGTCGATCTCTTTGTCTTCGGCGTCATTGAGCAATTTAACTGCGCAGATATCCACGCATTCAATTACGACTTCGTCCCACCTCTCGGTGCAGTTTTTGTCGTCGCCGTAGGTGGAAGTGCACTCGCAGTGCTTCAGTGTCCAATATACTTCAGTTTCGGCAAAGCATTCTCTGCCTCGCAGTTCTAGTTCTACCTGTATGTGACTTCTCATTCAAAGATCCTCCTTTCTACGTCCCTGCATGATTGCTTCCAAGCTTCCCAAGAGATTAGACCATTCGTCCAATTCTCGGGTGCTTCCTCTATCTTCGACACCTGCTCGCAATATTTTTCAATTGCCGACAGGATCACTACTTGATTCAGCGGTGAACCGAAGTCCATCGCGCTAGTTACTTTTTCTATGTTTGTTTTCATGATTCGTATTCCTTTGTTCCCATTTGAAAGCCGAAAGCGTAATCGGCACTTCGTTCATCTTTAGTTGAGTATGGCGACTTGTAGTTGTCCCCAGACATTCCGTCGGTATAGCCAGTATTGTATGCGGTCATCGACAGGATCATTATGTCCTGCGCCATCGGCGACAACTCCTTTACCAGTGCTTCTATCCGCACGAGTCTCTCGTAGTAATCGTGCGGTTCTGTTTCGTCGAGTGCTGACTGCACCTCTATGTCCAACTTCGCGATTGTTCCTCTGAGCATTGTCTCCTTCATACGTCGACCTCCTCTGTGTTGTATCCGTTCTCCTTTAGTAGCTCAATGACCCCGCTCGACAAGGCAAACACCCCGTCGTAATCGGTGACATTCTTGCCCTCAAACCAGAGACCGCCCTCGGCGTGCCACTCATTGCCCCCAGTTTCTTCGTCGAAGATCTCGAACCAGCCGTAGTCATGGCTTCTTATTCCAATAGTGCAGTTGAGTTTGACCTCTGTCTCTTCTCTTATTACTCCAAACGAGTTCTCTAAAGTGAGATGCTCGGTAGTGATCTTGTTGTATGTCTTCTGTTTTTCTTTTTGCATAATAAATTTGGGTCTCCCGTCTCGGTCTCCCCTCTCTGTTGTTGATGATTGCTGACGCACAGAAAAACCCTAGCCAGAATTACTGACTAGGGTTCGCTGTTACCTGTCCCAAGTGTCCTTGATTGTGCACCAGATGATGGCTTGCGCTTCGTATCCCTTTAGCTCGTGACAGTGTGCAAGTTTTACAGTCACTGCTTCAATTCGGCGGTATTGTGCAGACGTGCAACTCTCGGCGGTTTCCGTCACTCCTTGCTCGGGTCGAACTAGGCAAGCTCGGATGTGCCACTTGTCCGCTGTGATGTGATCAGGTGAAAGCAAGCCGACATTCATTGCAAAGGCGTGCGTCTTCGGTGACTTCTCCGAGAGTGAAACCTTGTCCGCCAGTATGGCGAAAGCTTTCAACTTGTTCGCGTTGTAAGTGCAACATTTGACGGAGTCCGCACCAGATCCATACCAGTGCGCATTGATTACGCTGTAGGCATCTTGCTTGTTTCGCTCCCATTTGTTATTCGGTGAAAGTGCAGACAAGACGCCCGCGACTTTGTAAGGATCAATCTTGAACTCGTTCGCGGTTTCTTGGCACCATGCTTGCGCTTCTTTATACCATACCTTGCCCGCCTTGACTTGCTCTCTGTTTGCGTGCTGTAGCCAACGATCTAAGCTATTGAAAATCTTGCGGTCGGTTGTGTCTGTAATTTTTATCATTTAAGTCTCCCCTCTCTCGGGTTCTGTTTGGGTTTTTGTTGAATAAATTTTTTTAAAAAAAGGCGACGGGGAAAAACCCCGCCACCTGAACCATTGAACAAATTATCTCTCGTCTGAGATGAAGTCGCCAGCGTCTTCGATGCCCGCCATTTTCTTGAACTTCGTTTCGAGCTCGTTGTATTTAGTCTGCAACTCTTCGTTCGCTGTGATCGATTTGGCAAGCTCGGTGTTCGGCAGTGCTTGGCTTAGTCGAGCGATTGTCTCCTCCAGGTCGGTAATTCTCGATTCGACCTCGACCATTTCGTCGTTGCCAATTAAATCATCTCTGTCGTCTAGGCATGAGCCTACTTCGTAGCTCAAGTCTATGTCATTGAGTTGATCGCGAACGATGTCGTAGAAGTTGTAGTTATCGATTGCCGAATCGACGAAAGCGTCAACCTTGGACTCAATGTCTGAGTCGAGTGCGTCTGCGATTGCGTCGATGTCGAGTTCTGCTTCTGTATTGATTTGAATTTTCATGTTCTTATTTGGTTTTGGTTTATGTATGCACAACGTGTGCAATGTGAGTGTATATCAATACAATAGCCTTTAGAAGAAGAAAGCAGACCTCAAGTGCATGCAGTAAACTGGCGAATCCTAAATCAGCGGGGCATAAGTAGCCCTAATGATGACAGCTAGATGTAGAAAAACTACTAGTTGCTCTTGCAACTAACTATAAATAGTTTTTTGTGCATCTAGCTATCATAGTTCTCCCCTCTGTTCCCCCCTGTTCAAATATACACCCCAGGATGCAGGCACAAAAAAACCCCGCCATTTCTGGCGGAGCTTGAAAGTGATCTAACCGAACCTAACGGGCTCTTCCCATCCTGCTGTGGGTCTGTCCTTTTTCAGGCGTTTGAGCTTTCTCCTCTGGAGCTCGAGAGCTTGATTCCTTTGGCATAGTATTCGATTAGATGTGCAGTAAATTGTTAAGACCCACCCAGATCGCTCTGGGCAGGTCAGCTAACAGTCGCTATTCAGCGGAATCTTCCTCTTCTTCTTCTTCAACCAACTTCCAAGCGTAGTCGAAGCCAAGCTTGTAGCGGAGCAGTGTGCTTTCCTTCAAGCGGATCAGCTCTGGATTATTGACTCGAACCCACTCCTCTAATGAAGAGTCATCGTTGTAGGTGATTGGAACCTGCTGAGCCCTCTTGTAGCCAGATTGAACCGCGGCGACGATGGCGTCCTTGACAGACTCTTCTACTTCTATGGTGTATTTTTTCATGATCTTGATTTTGTTTTGTTAGCGCTTCACCTTATTGGATCAGCTACAGATATTGTCTCATGGATCAGTCAATTAGTCGATCCTTATTTTGCCCCATTTTGCAGGTAAATAATAATCTAATACTGATCAGATCCAGTATTAGTATCGCTAATAGCAAGATAATTCTGACCTCAGTCAGAGGGTAGTAGACAATCTAATGCTGGGCAAATCCAGTATTAGCTGCGCTTCTAACTTTCAAGATGATAGCCATTAAAACACAAGCAAGTATGCTGTATATCTACAAGATACATACTTGTGCAGTGCTGGCTGTCATCAGCTCAGCAAAACAACAAAGGGGTGGGGGTGTTAAACAATTTTAACAAATCAAAATCTATTAATACATTCACTACCTTGTAAAAAAAAACCCCTTCATGGGGGTTCTTCTACTTTTTGGATCGATTGTTTCTTCCGCGATTCTGCTTAACTGACATTACTCTAAGATTGGATTTGCATCCATTCATTGGATTTCCATCTTTATGATCTATGTCTTTGCCCTTGAGGGCGGCTTTACCGTGCTGCCTAATAGCTGCTCTTCTAGCTTTATTTCTCTGTGCTCTACGTTTCTTTTGAGCTGGTAAGGCCTGGTAGGCCTTGTCTTTGAGTTTAGCGATTCTTTCTTTATTGGTGGACATATGTTATTGTAGCATGGATTTTTAGATACAGCTTCGCTGTTAGCAAAGCGTGCAGTAGTAGACTTATTTGTCGGACTAGGTATTATCGAAGAGTGATCCATAATACTGCAGCGTTATTTTCTGGTTCCCTTCATGTATTCAGGGGAACCGACCTATAGCCCAGGTGGAGATCCAATATTACTATTAGTTCTTGGTCCAGCTGGACTGCGTTCGTTTTATGTCACATCAGATGCTATCTGTAGGGTCGTTCTCGCCGCGAATGGGTTTACCCTAGGGACTATGTAAAAGCCTTGACAAGGCTTCTGTGCGCGTATTATAACACACTCAAACAGTTCAAATGCAGATAATGAAGGAAGTCAACCCCAAAAATAAAGAAAAAAACGAATTCGACGACATCGAGGAAGAATTGATGCTGGACATTAGGTCTGCCGTCCAGGAATACGCTGAGGAGATGCAGGTCAAAAAGGTTAAGTCCCTGGCTAGGCACAACCCAGAAAAGGTGGCTAAGGTGCTTTATTTATTTAGCACTGGCAACAGCCAGACTCGAATAGTCAGGCACTACAAGATTCCCAGGAATACCGTTGTGCACATCATGGTGGAGTTCGCGGACAGCATAAAAAAGTTCAAGGAACTCGGGGGAAAGCTAGCTGCCAGGAATTACGTGCAGATGTCCAGCCTGGAGGAGGACCTCATAGAGAAGGTCCGAGACAGGATGCAGAATGACCCTGACATGCAGGTGTCCTTCAAGGACCTCAAGGAGTTATCGATCGCGAAGGTCAACGCCAGCAGGGAAGCCCTCACGGCTCGGGGCGAAGCTACCAGTATAGTGGAGGAGCGCAAGGCTTTCTCTGACGAGGACTACGCCCAGGAGATTGCCAAGGTCAAGGCTGCCTTAGCCGAAGAAGCAGAAGTCATTGATATGGAAGAGGATGCTTAATGGACGAAGAAATTCTAGGTAAGCTAAAAGAAATTCTGGGGGAATATTACCCGAATTACATGATTATAGTTTTGGACGAATCAGGTGAAGTGCAGTCCGATTACACGACTGTTTCTGTAGCCAGAATGCTTATGCGAGAGGCTGCCCTGGACTTCAGGGATGACTCCGTGGAGGTCGTTTGGGACGACGAAGACGAATAATGTCCTTAATATTTACTAAGCACCCCATGCTGCCGTCGTTGACGGACGCAGAAATTGTCAAACTCTGGGACAAGGACCCAGACTTGCTTAAGGGTCTGCACAAAAAGCACGAAGAAAGAATCCAGGCGAGCATAGATGACCCGCTTAGATACGGGTTCAACCTAGCTGGCTGGAGTAGAATCCAGGACGCAATGGAGACGTCCGACGAAGCGCTGGTCCTTGGGGGGAACAGAAGCGGGAAAACTACGGGTTGCGCTAAGGCGGTCATGCGGGCCGTCCAGGAAAGCATGGACGGGCACATTGTATGCTTCAGTCAGAATGAAGACACGAGCATCAAGGTGCAGCAAGCTGCAGTCTGGGAAATGATGCCTCGGGAGTTCAAAAAGAAGACCAAGAGCATAGAGGGATACATCAACTACAGTATGCAGAATGGCTTCACGGCCAAGAGTTTTATATTCCCTGACACCAGAACCAGGGTAGATTTCAAGACTTATACACAGTTCAGCAATAACCAGACCATACTTGAGGGTATGGAGTTTGGCTTCAAGGACCCCAAGGGGATAAACATAGGCACCTGGCTCGACGAATACCTTGGGGACGCAACCCTGGTGAATACTCTTAGATTCAGATTGGCGACCAGAAACAGCAAGATGCTTATTGGATTTACGCCGATTGACGGCTTTACGCCCTTCGTAGCCGAATACCTAGCTGGAGCCGAGATAGAAGAAACTAGATACGCGGAGCTACTCGACAGGGACTTGCCAGTTGTGCAGAATTGCAGCACTAGAGATGCCAAGATAGTATATCTGCACTCCGACGAGAATCCCTGGGGCGGTTACAAGAGAATCGCAAAGGACCTTGCCTCTCAGCCAGAAGAAGAAATCATGGTTCGTGCCTACGGCATTCCCGTAAAGAGCATGACCTCCTTGATTCCGATGTTCAGCACTTCAGTGAATGTCTTGAGCGATGAAAAGAATCAGCACGGGATGCAGTTCCCTGACGTCACTGATAAATCTAAATTTACCTGCTACCAGGTTCTGGACCCTGCGGGTGCCAGGAACTTTGTTTGCATCTGGGCCGCGGTCAATGCGGATGGAGAGGTCTACATAATGCGAGAGTGGCCAGATCGATACACCTATGGCGAATGGGCAATCTTCGGCGAGCCCAGGTGGAAGTATGGTCCAGCAGCTAAGAAAATAGGATTTGATATATCTTCTTACGTGGAGTTGTTCCATGAAATAGAGAAGGAAATGCAGGTCAATGTTTACGAGCGTGTAGGGGACAGCAGATACTTTGCTAGGGAGAATGAGAACAACGAGGACCTTTTTAAGGTGTTCTCTGACCAAGGTATGGACTTTGTGCCTAGCAGCGGGGTAAATGAAGATACTGGCATTACTGCCCTGGACGAGTGGTTCAGTTATAACCCTAACGCCAGTATTGATGCCGCAAACAAGCCTCAGTGCTTCATTCATGAAGACTGCGGAAATCTTATAGACAGCATCATAAACTACAACTCCAACGGAAAGAATGACGAACCGCTGAAGGACTTTTTTGACGTAATGCGCTATTTGCGTATGATAAACTCTGGGGACGGACCAGATCACTACGACCCCAGGATGATAAACGCCCTGCAATCCAGACAAGGAGGATACTAATGCCAAAGATAAAACTAATACATATAGCCAAGGAAAAGGAAGTCTCTTTTGAGGAAGCCCTTGAAGTCGCCAATAAATGCCTGAGCAATGAAATGCTTACTGGCAAAGGCAAGGGCACCTGGGTAAACGAAGACGGACAGGATATACTCGATGGAGCCATAGAGATACCAGAGATATATCCCAAGCATTACTATGGAAGGGTGGTTAGACTGGCCCCGAACCCGTCATACGTCTATGCTAATATTGAAGAGTTAAATAAGGTTGTTCCTTGCGTAGTCCCCAGAAAGACCCAAAGCTTAATGCTGCACAAGAGAATAAGCATTGAAGAAATTAAGGACAATTCTGGTTCAACCTTCAGACAAATGAAGATAAAGCCCTCCTAGGATGCCAGAGGAGGAAGATACATTGAACCAGGAATGGCTCGATTCTAACACGGATCGATTAATTGCGTGGGAGATACTCAGGAGAACATTAACACTAGATTGCAGGGAAATCCCGTCACAAAAATTATGTGATATGATAGGAGTGCCCAAAAACTACGTATTCAACGTCATAAAAAGAGCACAAAAAGTATGCATCAAGGAGCCTCGGAATCATTAACATATTATAGTAAGAAACCAGACGTAGGGACATTGAAGAATGCCTATGATCAAACTGTGCTTGAGCTTGAGTCATACTTTGACCAATGCCGCAATGCATACGACGAGCGAAGGAATTTCTGGCCTGGCAAAAGTCGGGACCTCAGAAAGCATGGCGCGGACGCATTCCCGTGGGAGGGCGCAAGCGACATGGAGTCGCACGTCATAGAAGAAAGAATTAGTAGACTTGTAGCACTGCTGACATCCAGCCTTAAAAGGGCTAACGTCAGAGCATTCCCTACCGAAGGTACGGATGCAGAGCGAGCCAAAATAGTATCCAGTTTCATGAAGTGGATGATTGGCAGTGGCTACATACCTAGGTTTCACCGCGAAATGGAGCTGGGCGCGAACTACCTGCTCGAGAGGGGTATACTGATAACTTATGTAGGATGGCTCATTGAAGACAGAAGAATTATACAAAAATTAAATTTAGAGCAAATTGTAGAGTCAGTCCCAGAGATCGGAATGCTGATGGATCAGGGCGATGACGAAGAGGTAATAGTAAGACTGCAGGCAGCTTATGATGGGGTCACCGATAAGAGGGCAAAGAAAGCGGTATCAGATCTTAGAAAATTTGGTTCCGCAGAGTTGCCTACAATAAAGAGAAGCGTTGATGCCCCAGAGGTAAGAACTCTTTCTCCCGACGGAGATTTCTTCTTTCCTTCGCACGTCACTGACCCGCAGCGCAGTCCTTATTGCTTCTGGAGAACGTATTACACACCGCAGGAACTTGAGAACAAGGTCCTAACGGACGATTGGGACGAGAACTTCGTAGACACAATCATAAACAACTACGGCGGTGTAGACCAGGACCTAGACGCCGAGCAGGATCACAGGCGGGGAACGGGACACATCAGCAGCTACGAATCCGATGAACTCATTGAAATCGTGCATTGCTACCAGAGGTTAGTTGATCCTGACGATGGAGCTGAAGGCATATATAGAACTATCTTTCACAAGGAATACAGCTCTTCAACCGAACAAGATTATGCTAAGTTCGAGCTTATGAATGGCTACGACGACTACCCAGTAGTTGTTACTAGGCTCTCTGAGGAGAGCAAGCGCATGTATGACACAACCACTGTCCCTGACTTGCTTCGAGGTATACAGCAGCAAGTAAAGGTCGAACGAGATAGTAGGATAGATAGAAATAGTCTAGTTACGCTTCCTCCGATCATGCACCCAGTCAACCAGCCTCCAATGGATTGGGGCCCTGGCAGATATGTTCCGCGCAGGCGCAAGGATGACTACGAATTCGCTGATGTCCCTGACGCTACTTCATTGCAGGGCAGCATAGACATGGAAAAGACGCAGCTGGACCAGGCGGACAGATTGCTAGGCTTGGACGAGGATAGTGAAATTTCTAAGATCCGCAAGCAGTTCCTGGTGGATAAGTTCTTGGCGCATGGAGCGGAGGTTCTCCGCATGTGCTTTACTTGCTTTCAGCGATTCGGCCCTGACTACGTATTCTTTAGAGTTACTGGAGTGCCCGATCCGCAGGAGTTCAGCAAGGGAGATCCTAGCGAAAACTTTGACATCACAATTTCATTCGACAGCATCAATACTGACCCAGATACTCAGGAAGCAAAGCTAAAGCAGCTTGTTGACCTGGTTAAGTTGGACAGGAACGGCAGAATAAATGTAGATAATCTATTGATTGCCTACGCTAGTAGCATAGACCCAATCTTGGCAGACGTAATTCTACAGAAGACAGAAGCTGCAGCAGAAGATGTCCAGAGAGACATCTTGGATGACCTCACTAAGATTCATGCTGGTATTGAAATGCCTGCTAGACCTAACGGTGTAGCTGCAGCAATGCCAATAATCCAAAACTACATGCAGCAACAAGACATTCAAATAAAGATGCAGCAGGACCAGGCATTCGCTCAAAGAATTCAAAAATACATGCAGCAATACACGTTCCAGCAGCAGCAGCAAACCAATGCTACTGAATACGGATTGTATGGCACTGAGGCGGCATCAATGGGAGATGTTCAAACTCAAAACATGGATCAATAATATGAGTCTACAGAAGAATTTAGAAATGCTTCAGAATCACGAGACCTTCGCGGCTCTCGTTCAAGAAATAGTAAGAATGCGCGAAGAGTGCATCTCTGAGTTGCATTCAGCAGATACAGACAAACTCAGTCAAATATCTGGAAAAATCTTAGCATACGATGAAATTACTTCCCTGTGCGGGAAGGAGATACTCCAACGGAGATTTCCAGAAGCCCAGTAGAGTAAAATCTTGTGCTATAATCACAACATCGCCATCGCTGGCGCAAAAAGCGTAAATTATGAGTGAAGTCAACGAAACGGCGTCCGCTGCAGCCGAACCAGAGCAAGCGACCAACATGTCTCCATCAGAGTTTGCCAACAGGAGGGCCAATCAATTGACCCAAGAAGTTGAAAAACAGCCAGAACAAACTGAAGTCGAAGAAACCGAGGAAACCTACAATCAGGAAGCTGAAGTAAGTGCCGAAAAGGCAACCGAAGAAGTAGGAACCGAGGAAGAAGGATCAGTCCATGTCGAGGAAGGGGAACAAGATGTTCTTTCTCAAATTGAATTAGATGATATGACCGATGAAGAGCTCCGCGAGCTTTCCGATAAACTGGGAAGTCGAGCAGTAGCTAGATTCGGTGAACTGACTGCTAAGCGTAAAGCTGCAGAGGCTGAAGTTGAAAGGCTTCGGTCCGAAATGGGCAATAAGTTGCAATCTGAAGTTAAGGAATCAGAAAACCCTTACAACAATATAGACTCAATTGAAAAGCTGCAATCAGTGCAGCAGGAGATCGAGAATGTAGTTGAGTGGGCGGAAGACCTCATCTTCGATAGCGATGGATACGGCCCCGACGACATACTTACAGAGGTCGATGGCAAGGAATTGACTAAGTCCGAAGTAAGGAAGCACCTGCAAAACGCTAGAAAAGCCGACAAGAAATACATCCCAGCCCAGCTTAAAACTATTGAAAAGCGAAATTCTGCACTCTCCGCAAGGAAGACACTGCAGGATCAAGCAACAAAAGAGTTAAGTTGGATGAACGAAGAAAATGAAGTAAGCGATAAATACAAGCAGATGCTCGATGACCCCAGATTGAAAGACCTGGATAAATTCGATGCTGAAATTGCAGCTCAATTACCTTATTTGCTAGCTCATGCAGCTAATAGTATGTATGCTAGACAGCCCATCGAGAATACCCAAGGAAATAGGTCCTCTAGACTGAAGCCTCCTTCGGGAACCCCTGGATCAGCAAAGACAGAGAAAACCATATCAAAAGGTCTGAAGAATCTTCAGAGCGCGTCTAATCAATTCAAAGGAAGCGGAAGAAAAGATGACTTCATAAAAATGCGAACCTTACAATTAACCCGTTAATACTATATAAATAACCTATCATGGCAAACCTATCAAATACATTCGAACCAAATGCTCCTGCAGCAAAAACAGGTAGCGGTTCAGGGATCTCTAACAGAGAAGATCTGTTGGACGTTCTAACTATCCTAGCCCCAGAGGAAACACCAGTTCTCTCTTCGGCTAATAAAAGCAAAGCAAAGTCCACTTACGTTGAGTGGACCGTTGACGGCCTAGCCTCTCCAACTACCGATGGCATTGGTGAAACCGTAGACGTAACCTTTGGTGCTCAGTCCGACAAGTTCGCTAATCGCGTTCGTCTCGGTAACTACATCCAAAAGTTCCGCCGCGACTACATGGTTTCTGACCTGCAAGACGCAGTTGATTCAGTTGGCCCTGCTAAGTTTGCACAAGCTGAAGCAAAGGCTATCCGCGAGCTAAAGCGCGACG